TGGTTCACCGCTGGGTTCCTGCTCGGGGTCGTCACGACGACGCTCGGGCTGCTCTGGATGATGACGATGGCGGTGGTCGCGTGACGCGGCGCCGTCTTCGTCCGAAGATCCGGGCGGCGCTCATGGAGGTTGAGTCGGCGACCCTTCGCCGCAAGGAGCTCTCGATCCTAAACGCGAGATGCCCAATATGCGGCGCGCCCCTCTCCCAGAGCATGAGTGGCGAGAAGCACCTCCTCTATCATTTCGATTGCCGGGAGTGTGGGGCATGGGCGATCATTGGGGCGGCAGGTATCCGGGAGGCGATCCTCGGGTCTGCCGACCCGGATGACGGAGACGACACTGTACACGGGAGCGGGTTCCTGTATCTCTGGTTCAACGCGGAGACCGGGCGCCTCGTCCCCTGCCCGACGGACGACGCATACCGGCGCCGGAAGGAGTTCCTGGCTCGCAAAGCGGCGGGGGTCGCATGACGCGGAAGTGGAACCTACCTCTGACCTACGCGCCGAAGATCGCCGGGGTCTGCGACGGTACGATCCGGCAGACAATCCGGGTCGGGCGGAAGTTCAGCCCGGGCGATCTGGTGTCGTTCCACGGCTGGAGCGGTCGCCCGTATCGCTCGACATGGTCGTTCCGGACGCCGTATGCGGCGCTGAAGGCCGTGATCCCGATCACGATCTACCCCGGAGGTATTGAGGCCCCTGGAGAGATCCGGTCGTGGAGCCTGCTGGATGAGATCGCCCGGCTTGACGGCATCGAGCCGCCGACCGGGGAGGCGCTCTGCCGAGTGCTCTCGGGGATGCACAAGATCCCCGACACCGGCATCGAAGCGCAGATTTTGAGGTGGTGAACGGGTGGGTGGTACTTACATCCCGGCCCGGATCCGCGGAGGGGCCCGGCCATCCGTCAGCGATTGCGGGGAGTGCCCCGACCTCGAAAACAAGCGGTATAACTACCGGAAGATCCGGATCTGCGGGGTCACTGGGACGACGTTCCGGCAGACCGCGACGTGCCCGAAGATGACGACGACGCGCCCGGAAATGGCGTCAATTTCAGGAGGCGATTATTAGTGACCAACATTAAACCGATCGAGACTGTTTACAAAGGATACCGCTTCCGGAGCCGTCTTGAGGCCAGGTGGGCCGTGTTCTTCGATGAGATCGGGCTCCCATGGGAGTATGAGTCCGAAGGATACACGTTGCCGGACGGGCGCGGGTATCTCCCCGACTTCCGGATCAAGAGCCTCGATGGGGCTACCTGGTTCTATGAGGTGAAACCAACCCATGAGGCCGATGACGGGAAACTTGCCGCGTTAATCGACATGTTGGAGGGGGACGAGCGGAAGCGCGGGATCCCATGTTATACTTGCCAGGAGGCCGCAGATTACGAATCGACCCCGACCGACGCCCCGCCGTGCGTTAAGTGCCCACATGGATTTACTAACGTAATACGCTATGTCGAATATCCGACCGTATCTGGGCGCGTTCTTACGGGAGACCCCTATCATTTCGTCATAGAGATGTTGAACTACCCCTGCCCAAGATGCATGCAGTTCACTCTCCCAGAAGGTGATCTTAGTCCTCTAGGGGGGCCGTGCGAGTGCGAACCATGTGACTGGAATACCCCCTCTGGAGGGGGGCACCCCCCGGAGAACCACTTCGGATTTGATGTATTCCCCCACAAAGGAGAGGTCTGCTTCAAGGACCGAAACGCGGCGAAGAAATACAAACGCCTCGTTGACCGCGCTTGTAGGTCCGCAAGGTCTGCCCGGTTCGAGCACGGTGAGAATGGGAGGCGACGGACGTGACCGGGGACCTGATGCCCCCCGATTACTGTCTCGGTTGCCGGTGGCCGACCTACGATGACCGAAAAGGCGAGTGGGACTGGTTCTGCCGGCAGCACTCGCCGACCGGGATCAAGTGCAGCAACGTAGCGATACTCCGGGAGCGGTGCTACCACGTGCAGGAATATTTCGCCCGCAAGGGGGCGTCACAGTGAGTTCCATTGTTCTAAAGATCCCCTACGAGTCAACAGCGTTTCACGACGCGCTCGAAGTGCTGCGGAAACCGTTCCCGGCTGCGACGCATCACGAGCGGCAGGAGATCCTCGCCCGGGTCGCGGAGTGGACTGACATCGCGGTCGGGGTCGGGGATGCGGCATATATCCCGCTCCAGACGGACTGGATGCCGAACGGCAACCGCCGCACCCGGGACGGGGTGGAGGTGCTGCTCGGCGGCCGGTGGCCGTCGGAAGTAAACGCCGACCGGGGCGCCCGGGTCTCGGGTGCACTGTTCGGGCGATTTTGGGAGATTGTGTGTGATGGCGGGGAGACTGTGGAGGCGGCGCGGGATATCGACATCCCGACTGTTGATGGCGATACGTCACCGGCGGTTACCGTGGCAGCCGAGGAAGCGGACGCCGGCAGTGTTGAGACTGTGCCGGAAGAACGCCCGGAGGCGGCACCGGCTGAGGACGAAGAGGCTGAGACGGGTATAGCATCATATGGTTTATCGACTCAAAATGGCCCGGAAACTGAGAACGGATGTGATAGCAGGGCGCTTATGTCCTCCCGCCTCCAGGCCGTAGATGGTTGGAAGTGGAGTTATGTCATTTCTCAGATCCGGGTGTGGTCGAAATTCTACCCGGAGCCCATCCCCGATGACAATACCCTCACCGAGGCCGAAGCGCGGGCGCTCCTGAGAACTATCCTCCAGCACCCCGCCGTGGTCGCGGAGATGGAGCGGCAGGAGACCGAGGGGGATGCGCGGCGGGCGGGGCACCGGGACGCCCGGACGATCCAGTATGCGATCTCGGTAGGGGTGGAGTTGCCAGACCCGACGCCGCCACCGGCGAGTCAGGAGTTCGACTGCACCGACGACGGCAACGGTTCTCGGCTGGTCGCGCAATACCGGGACTCGATCCGCTACTGTGACGCGGAGCGGGCATGGTACGTCTGGTCCGGCATCCGATGGGAGCGGGACGAGACGCGGCGTATGCTGGCGGTCGCGAAGCGCGTCTGCCGCACGATCTATATCGAGGCCGCAACGGCCAGCGACGACCGGCGGGAGAAGGTTGGGAAGTGGGCGGTTGCGTCCGGGATGCTGCCCCGGCTGCGGGCCATGATCGAGTGCGCGAGCCCGGCGGTCGCGGTGACGCCTGAGCAGCTAGACGCCCGCCAGAACCTCTGGAACTGTCGGAACGGCACGCTGGATCTCGATACCATGGAGTTTCGGGAGGCGCGGCGGGAGGACCTGCTCACGAAATGCTGTGGGGTGACCTACGATCCGGCGGCCGAGTGCCCAACCTGGCTTGAGCACCTGAACCTGGTGTTCGCCGGTGATGGAGAGTATATTCGCGGATTCCAGGAACTCTGTGGATACGCCCTCCTACAGGAGAACCCTGAGCAGATCATGGCGATCCTCTACGGCATCGGGAAGAATGGGAAGAGTGTGACGATCGGGGCGCTGGCCCGCGTATGGGAGGATTACGCGGTCAATATCGCCGCTGAGAGCCTGATGGTGCGGCGGAACGAGGGGCCGCGGTCGGACCTTGCCCGCCTAAAAGGGGCGCGGATGGTTACGGCGTCAGAAGGGGAGAGCGGCGCGTATCTCGCAGAAGGCGTGGTGAAACAGCTCACCGGCGACGATGTGGTCACGGTGCGGCGGCTCTACGAAAACGAGTTCGAGTTCAAGCCCGGCGCGAAGATCTTCCTCGCGACGAACCACGAGCCCCGGATCCGGGGGACGGACGAGGGTATCTGGCGGCGGCTCTGGCTGTTGCCGTTCGTGGTGACGATCCCGGAGGCCCGGCGCGACCCGCGCATCCTCGAACACCTAGAGGCGGAAGGGGCCGGGATTTTGAACTGGTGTCTTGCCGGGCTTCGGCGGTACTATGAGAATGGCAGGCGGCTCTGCCCTCCGACGAAGGTGGTTGCGGCGACGCAGCGGTTCCGCTCAGAGAACGATGTGATCGGGCGGTTCCTCGCCGACGAGATGGTCGCGGAGCCGATAGGGACGATCGAGCGGGCGGTGCTCTACAAAATCTATACCAAGTGGTGCGAGGACGAGAGCGAGCGCCCAGTCTCGAACCGGATGCTGATCAAGTATCTTCGGGAGAAGCAGTTCGGGGAGCGGAAGATGGGCGGGGCATGGGTATGGGAAGGACTCAGGATCAAGAACACAATGGAGGCAGGAAGGGATGCAGCAGCAGGGTCAGCACAGGGGATGCTCTGAGATGTCAGGGCACGAAAGGCACGAGGTAGCGGGAGTTCTGGAACTCCCGACCTCAAAAAAGTTTCCGGTTTTTCATGCCCTACATGCCCCAAGTCAGGGGCCGGGCACGAAAGGCACGAAGATTCGAGAGTTTCCGAGAGTTACGGGACTCCAAAAAAGTTTCCGGTTTTTCATGCCCTACATGCCCCAAGTCAGGGGCCGGGCACGAAGGGCACGAGGTAGCGGGAGTTCTGGAACTACAGGGTTGCAAGATACTTTCCGGAATTTCGTGCCTTTCGTGCCCCAAAATGATGTCAGGGCAGGAATGGCATTTAAGATCATGATTTTTCCTATACGCGCGTATAGAAAAAGTTACGATCCTTCGTTCCCTTCCTGCCCCAGTTCTACAGGGGGTCTCTGAGTGGTGGCCACTACCCCCACCTCCCGCAAGGCTAAGGGCAGGCGGTTCCAGCAGGCGGTCCGGCAGGACCTGATCGACTGCCTCGGCATCGACCCCGGCGACATCCTGAGCACGGCGATGGGGCAGGGGGGCTGCGACCTCTACCTCTCCCCGGCCGCCCGCGAGCGGTTCCCGTTCGGGGTCGAGTGCAAGCACCAGGAAGCGATCGCGCTCCCGGCGTGGTGGAAACAGTGCGAGTGCAACGCCTCAAAAGTGGGACTTATCCCATTATTGGTGTTCAAACGCAACCGGGAGGAGCCGCTCGCGGTGCTGCGGTGGAGCGACTTGCTCGCCCTGCTCCAGCAGGATCATCGCTGGGAGAATCTCGCCGAGGGGCTGACGGGGGGCCGGTCATGATCTCCCGGTGGGACGCCCTCCCGAACCTCCTGGTCCACGGCGGATATACCGACGTACCGTGCCACATCCAATTCCGCTGCGAGCGATGTGGCTCGACAGAGTTCTACCGGCTCGAACCGTCGCGCGAGCAGTGGCACGACCCCTGCGACGTCACCAGGACATTCTGCCTGCGGTGCACTCGCTGCGGGATGTTCGAGGCAACGATCGCTCGGACAGTTCTGCTCGGAGGTCAGTCATGACCGTCTGCCGACTCTGTAGGGAGCGGGCTGCTGTTCAGACCCTCATCCTAACCAGGCCGGGGGGTACTGGCGGGACGGTCACCCATCTCTGCAAGACCTGCGCCCGGGCACTGATCCCGGAAGAGGACTGGTCGACCTTCGGCCTCGGATGGGACGGGGTCACGGTCGCAACCGTAGACCTCTACGGCCCGCCGCGATATGCACGGAGCACGACCGACGGGAGGTCGGTATGAGGTGCCCCTACTGCGGATCGGAGTCGCTCACATGGGTGGAAAACGTGCGCGAGGTGGACGTGCCACTGGACTGCCCGGAGGGGTGGCAGGCGATCTATCGGTGCAACGAGTGCGGTTCGGAGGTGGTGCTCTGACCCTGCCCCTCTCCGGCCCCAGGGTCCTCTACATCTCCGGCCCGTTCAGCCACCCCGACCCGGTGCACGGCATCCCGAAAAACATTCTGCAGGCCTCTGAGGCGGCCCTTATCGCCTGGCGGGACGGGTGGGCGGTGCACTGCCCGCATAAAAACTGCGCCGGGTTCGAGCACGCCGCCGGCATCCCCTACGAGACATGGATCCAGGGGGACCTCGAACTCCTCCGCCGGGCCGACGCGATCTGCATGGTCGGGTCGTGGACCAAGTCCCCCGGGGCTCTCCGGGAGTATCGCCTCGCCCGGAGCCTCGGGATGCCCGTCTACCGCTACGTCGCCGAGGAGATCCGGCCGATGCCGGAGGACATGCTCCCCGTCTACGATGCCCTGGCAGAGGAGGCCGTGCCATGAAGGGCATCCCTGTCTCCAAAAAACAGCACACCCGCGCCTGGATGATGAAACATCGGCTCCGGGCCAAGAGCCTCGACGTAGTCGCGGAGAAGGCGCTCGACGCTCTCGCCGAGAAGGAAGGGTGGGACGATCTCAAGCCTCAGCCGGAGGGGGAAGCCGATGGATAGAACCCCTGGTGGCCAGTGCACCATCTGCAACCACCCGCAGAGGATCGAGATTGACACAGCCCTCGTCGCCGGTGTGTCATATCGTGCCATCGCGAGGCAGTACGGCGTGTCACGTGAGGCTGCTGGACGACATAAGAGAAACGGTCATATCACTGAGCATATCGCAAAAGCGGCGCAAAAGAAAGAGATAAAGGGGGCCGCCTCGCTTAAAAAGATCGTGGAAGAACAAGAGGAAAAGACCGTTGCCGAAGCCGAGACCCTCCTCCAGCAAGTGACCACGCTCAAAACCCGGGCGATCGCGATCCTCGACAACGCCGAGAAGGAAGGCACCCGGGAAGCCTGTCTCGCGCTCAGCGAGGTCCGGCGGACCCTGGAGTTCCTCGCGAAGATCACCGGGGAACTGCGCGACGGAAAGCCGACAGTGAACGTGAACGTGAACCTCCTCCAGTCGCCCGAGTTCCGGCAGATCCTCGTGGTCCTCGATGAAGAGATCCCCGACGAATACCGGGACAGAATCGCACGGAGGCTCTATGCCCTCGCCCCGTAACCCCTTCGCCGATGCCATCGCCCGGCACCTCTGCCCCACACTCACGCCGCCGGACCTCTGGGACCGGCTCGGCCTCCGCCCGCAACCTGGACCACAGGCGACCTTCCTCCGGTCCGAGGCAGACATTACCATTTATGGCGGGGCGGCCGGCGGCGGGAAATCCTTCGGCCTCCTCCTCGCCCCGCTCCAGTGGTCGCACGTCCCCGGGTTCGGTGCGGTGATCTTCAGGAGGACCACGGTGCAGGTGCGGGCCGAGGGAGGTCTCTGGGACGACAGTGCCGAGATCTATCCCGCGCTCGAGGCCACACCCCGGGAGCAGCAACTCGAATGGCGGTTCCCCGGCGGCGCCTCCGTCTCCTTCGCCCATATGGAGTACGAGCGCAACCGCCTCGACTGGCAGGGCTCGCAGATCTGCCTGATCGGGTT